TCCTCGGCGATCCAGAGATGGCGTTCTGTCCGATGGTCGCGCGCAATTCGATCAACGCCGCCGGCGTGCCCGGCACCGACGCGATCCACCTGGACTACGTGCTCAACGGATACATCGGGCCGAACGTGATCGCCATGCAGGGCGCAGGTCGCGGGATCGTGACGACGCCGCATACCGCAAAGCTAACGATTGACCGCGAAGCGATCTCCTGGCTGGGCACGGGGATCCCGATCGCCGATGTAAGTGGACGCGCTATGACCTATGCCCGAGCGAACGTGTAACATGCCATGAGTGTGCGCCTGATCCTCGACTTCGACGAGCTGAAAGCCGCGCTGCGCGCGCTGCCGGCGGAGCTCGCCGGAGAGGCGGGCCACCTGGTCGAGGCGCGATCGTGATTCGCAACGTCCGGACACTGAGGCGCTAGATGGCACGAGACCGAAGTTTCCAGCGGAACGCGGGCGATCAGAAACAGGTCGCGTTCGCGGAGCGCAAGGCCAAACAGGCGGAGAACCGCTACCGCTCCGCCCTGGCGAACGTGATGCGGACGGCCGAGGGGCGCGTCGTCATGTCCACGCTGATCCGGCGGGCGGGCGTGTTCCGCACGATTTGGGACCCGAGCGCGAAGATTCACTTCAACGCCGGCCGGCAGGACTACGGGCTCGAGCTGCTCGCGGACGTCACGGACGCTGACGAAGCGATGTATCAGCTCATGGAGCGGGAGACCCGCGCGTACGACCGCGGGATCGACGCGGAAGCTGAGGCGGTCCAGACGCCATCAGCACAACAGGGAGACGAGACCAATGACTGAGCAAGCCAAGCCTGGGGGCGCAGGAGACACCGTAACCCCCGAAGCCGCAGCCGCCGCCACGGCCGCTCCGGACGCTGCCAAGGTCGCAGCAGACGCCGCCGCGAAGGCGGCCTCAGACGCCGCGGCAGCCGCCGCCGCGTCGATCGGCGCAGCCACAAGCGAAGCCGAGAAGGCCGCGGCAGCCAAAGCTGCCGAGGATCTCGCGAAGGGGGACGCTGCCAAGGAAAAGGTGAAGCCGGCGGAGGAGGTGAAAGCCGCCCCGAAGGCGCCATCAAAGTACGAGCTGAAGATCCCGGATACGGCGTCGGCCATGCTGGGCACGGCGGACGTCAAGCTGCTCGAGGACATCGCGCGCGGAGCCGACTGGACGAACGAGGAGGCTCAGGCAGCGCTCGAGGAGCAGATCGCCATCGCAACCGCGCAGTCGGAGCGGTTCACCGCTGAGACACTGGCGGACCCGGAGTATGGTGGCGATCATTTCGAGGAGACCAAGCGGCTCGCGCGCGCCGTGATCGATCGGGTACGGCCCGACGGGCACGGACGGCGCGAGAACTTTCTCCGCTTCATGGGACGCGGGGGAGCTGGCAACCACGTTGAGGTGCTGTCATTCCTGGCAGACCTCGGCAAGATGATGGGCGAGGACAGCCCGATCCACGCGCGCGGGGCGAGCGGCAAGAGCACGGAGAGTGCAGCGTCGAAGCTGTACGACCATCCGGACTCGAAGAAGCTCGACGCGGGCGCGTAAGGGATCTCGACCCCCTTCGGAGGGACATGATGATGCGACGTCTGTTGATGTTCTCGGTTCTCGCGCTGATGGTGCTCGCGCTCAGCGACACGCTCAGCGCGGCGAGCCTCGTGCGACACGCTCCGCTCGGCTGGGACGTGGCGCCCTACGTGGCAATCTTCGGGGCCGTGCTCGGCTCTGGAGCGCTGACGCTGCTCGATTGGGCGAAGCGTCTCGATCCGGACGGCAAAGTGCCGACGATCGTCGAGCTGCTTGCACAGACCAATGAGCTGCTCTCCGACATGATGTTCCGAGAGGGCAACCTGCCCACCGGGCATCGGACGACGATCCGGACGGGTCTGCCGGCGGTCTACTGGAGGATGCTGAATCAGGGCGTCCCGCCCAGCAAGAGCAGCACGGCGCAGGTCGATGAACAGGCGGGGATGCTCGAGGCGTGGAGCGAGGTGGACAAGGATCTCGTGACGCTGAACGGCAACGCGAGTGCGTTCCGCCTCTCGGAAGCGAAGGCGTTCCTCGAGGCGATGAATCAGGAAATGGCGCAGACCCTCATCTACGGGAACGCGGGCCTCGCGCCCGAGGAGTTCTCCGGGCTCGCGCCGCGCTACTCGGCCATCAGCGGCGCGACGAACGCCGACAACATCATCGACGCCGGCGGCACGCAGAGTGACAACACGTCGATCTACCTCGTCGCCTGGGGCGAGGACACGGTCCACGGGATTTTCCCGAAGGGCTCGAAGGCCGGGATCATCCATGAGGACTACGGCGAGGTCACGGTCGAAGTGACCGCAGGCATCGCTGGCAGCCGCATGCGCGCGTTGCAGGAGCGCTACCAGTGGAAGGCCGGGCTCGTGGTGAAGGACTGGCGGTACGTCGTCCGGATCGCGAACATCGACACGAGCGATCTGACCGGGGCGAGCCCGGCGGACCTGATCGACGCGATGGAGCAGGCCGACGAGATCCTGCCGAACAACCTGGGGCAGCGCGTGTTCTACGTGAACCGCCGCGTCTCCCGGTATCTCCGGAAGCAGGTCCGCGCCGACGTGAGCGCTGGCGGCGGGCTGACGTTCGAGAACTTCGCCGGGAAGCGCATCCTGACGTTCGGCGGCGTGCCCATCCGCAAGGTGGACGCGATCCTGAACACGGAGGCGCGCGTCACGTAGCGCCGTCTCGAGACCTGAGGCGTCCCGGAATCCGCCGGGGCGTCTCGCCTTCTCTTCAGCACGGGAGTCACGATCATGTATTTGGATGCTCTGTTGCTGGTCTCGGACGCGCAGGCGTTTACCGCCGTCGCCGTCTCGACCAACTCCATCGATCTCGGGAACGTCACGCCGAAGCGCCAGATTGGCGACGGTGAGACGGTGGGCTTCGGCTTCGCGGTGGATGTCGCGGCGAGCGCGACGACCGTCAAGCTGGAGATCATCATGGCGACGGACGACGCGCTCACCGCGGGCATCATCGTCCTCGCGGAAGAGACGCGCCTCGCGGCCGATCTCGCGGCCGGCTGGCGGCACTTCATGGCGCTGCCGAAGGGCGCGCCGGCAGCCGGCTATCTCCGCTACATCGGCATCCGGGCGACCCCGGCCGGTGGCGCGGCGACCGTCACGCTCACCGCGTGGCTGACCGCCGCCGCGTTGTTCAGCGCGAAGCCGACGAACTACGCGAAGGGCTACGCGATCTAGTCCTGATCGTCACCGGCGCCGGCATCTGATCGCTCAGGTGCCGGCGCGTTCCACGTTTCAGCAGACACGAGGTACAGCATCATGGCGACACTCCAGAAGTCACAGCGAGCGCGGCCGGCGACCCCGGCCAAGACGCCGGCCCCGATCGCCAAGGTCGGCGCGAGCGTTCGCGCGCCCAACGCGCCGCCCGAGATCGCGACGAAGCCGCGCAAGGCCGAAGCCGCGCGGATCAAGGTGGAAGCGGTGCAGGTCGGGTACTACGACCACAAGCGGCTGCGGATCGGGGACGTCTTCACGATCGACGGGACGCGCTTCCCCGAGGGTCACAAGCAGGCGGGCGAAATTCAGGCGTTCTCGAAGCGCTGGATGAAGCTCGCGGACCCCTCGGCACCGGAGAGCACGACGACGCCGAATCAGGCGATCCGGCGTGAGCACGACGCGATCCTGTCGGGCGCGACCCCGAACGTCGTCCCGGACAACGTCCCGGACAACCTCCCGGTCGGCACCGCGAACCCGCTCGGCGCGGACTAGCGCAGACCACGGCCTCCGCTGACTTTCGAGAGGGAGAGAGTAGTACGCAATGGCAATCTTGAGCGCCACTAAAAAGATGTTCTTGACGTACTACATCGTCCTCACGGACGCGGCGGAGGTCGCTCGCCTTCAGGGGTTGTACCCGGATGGCGTGAACCGGGCGCCCTACAACGTCGGGCCACCGGCGGGCGGGGCGGCGATCGAGTTCTCCGCGCCGTTCAAGGGCTACGTCGAGCCGAAGGCGTCCCTCGCCCCGTTTATCTGGACCCCCTGGCGGTTTGATGCGAGCGGCGGGAAGCCGTTCCCGATCGACGTCGCCACGTTCACGCGCCACACGGGCGGGTTTTGGGGCATCGGCGGGACGACGGTCCACTACTACTGGATCGGGGAGTTCAAGCTCGCGGGCGACACGACGACGGATGCGACGGAGGGCGAGCATCTTGTCACCTTCGCGCGTCGGCGCTGGGTGGAGGGCTTCGAGTGTCCCGGCGTCAATTCCTCGCTGTATGTCGCCAACGTCTCTCCGGAGGCGTCTCGGCACGTCGGCGGGCTCGGCTTCGCCTACCGCGGCGAGTTGACGACGGCCTCGATCGCGACGAACATCCACGGCGCGGCCACGGACGCCACGAAGACCTGGGAGCGGTTCTATATTCGCCTCCGCAAGCTGCCGACGACCACGGTCGATTTCTGGCGCTGGCACGGGAACCCCTCCGCCGGCGCGGGGGCCTCGCTGGGCATTTCGCCTGCCGGCCTGATCGTAGTGAATAGCCGGAGCGCCGCGGGCGGGGCCACGCTGATCGATTTCCTCACGCCCGCGATCGAAGCGTGGACGGGCCTCGCTGGTCACAATGCGTGGCATCGGATCGATGTCATTATCCAAACGGCCTTTGACGCCAGCAACAGCCAATTGCAGGTGTACGTCGATGGCGCGCTCGCCGGAGACTTCCGGGCGACGTTGCAGACCTCGCACGTCTCCAGCGATGTCGGCGGCGTGGCGAACGTCGCGAACGACCTCGAGATCGACATCGACGAATGGATCGGCGCGGAAGCGCCGATCTTCGGCGGCGTCGTGGATACGACGGGCGTCGAGTTCAAGAACGGATCGAAGGTCACGCGCCTGCGTCCGTCGGGTTTCGCGGCCTCGCACAGCGTGAATTGGGCGGGCGACTATCGGGCGCTCATTCCGGCGTACCAGACCACGGCCACGTACGCGCGCCTGACCACGAGCACGTCCGGCGCCGTCTGTGCGGTAACGACGGACGCGGAGAGCGTGCTCGACAACGACGAGGGCGCGCTCGGCATCGGCGGGTTCAAGGTGGGCCTGTACGGTTTCCGAGGCACGACGAGTGGCACGCTGGGGTACAAGCTCGGGGCCGCGGCGGCGGTGAATACGGCGATCGTCGAACCGGCCACGATCGGCCCGAACTTCCTCATGGTGAGCCCGAACGCGGGCCTCACGGCGTTCGCAGACGTGACGCCGACAGAGCTGTACCACACGAAGGGCGCGGACGTTGGCGCGGCGGCGATCCAGAGCTTGCACGCGGAGGTCGAGCTGATCGGCCGCTGGGGCGTGGAAGACTATCCGGAGGCGGAGCGCGCGCTCGCGAAGGGCACCTATACCGGGCAGCACAATGGCCCGTACCCGCGCTCGCCCTGGGCACAGCGCGGCCTCGCGGCGCCCATCTCGCCGTACGCCTGCATCGGCGGGACCTACGTCGGCAACGGGACGGGCTTCGATCTCACGTTCCCCGTGCCGGTCCATTTCGTGCTGATCCGTCCGGTCGTCTCCGCGAGCGGATTCTTCTGGCTGCCGAACATGCTGATGTCGAGCCTGGGGATGCAGCAGCAGGGGAACCCCTCGATCGTGAGCGTCGAAGAGGATCCGACGTTCGCGGCGGGCGGCGGTGAAGACGCGGCGCAACAGCGCTACCGGGCGCGGATCGCTGGCAATAATGCGGGGATCAACACCCTGGGGGCGACGTATCACTACATCGCCATCGGGGATCCGGGGATGCGGTTCTCGCTCTGCATGTCGTCGCAGGCGAACACCGGACAGACGGCCGATCGCGTGATCCCGCTCATCGTTGAAGGGTTCACGCCGACGTGGGCCTTTGTCTACCCGGATCGTCCGGACTCGGGGACTGCGACCCAGCAGCTCCGCGCGAAGAGTCTCGGGCAGGCTGCACGTTCGGGTGTGAGCTGGGCGGTCTCGACCCTCGGGGATCTCCTGGTCTTTGCCACCGGACAGGTGAGCACCGGCGTCGGATCGCACACGCGGGCGGGTGGGCATACCGCGCTGATGCTCTGGCGGCGTGACGACGGATCGGGCGACAGCGGCATTCCTGCCGCGGTCTGTTACGGCTACTGGACCGGGGACGGGACGGCCTCCCGCACGATTACGACAAGTCCGCCCACGGGCAAGCGGCCCCT